GTTCAGTTGTTGATGATGAAGTTAACTGTAAATGGTATAATATACCCGAGCTTACCGTATCCCGCGAACAAAACCGCCCTCTTTCACAACTTCATGCGCCATTTTTAATTCTAAATCCGACTTGACAAACCCGCAAAAAAAGCTATAATATTATTGTTATGGCGAAAAATAAAAGCGAAAAGTGTCCTCATCTATCGGAATATGGCGGCGGCTACATACGACGCGACCAATGGATTACCGAAAAACTGTGTGCAAATATAGCTAAAACTGAAAACATAGAATTGCCAGATAAATTTTGGAATCTTCCTAAGTGGTCAAAAATATTTAGGCGTCAGGTGGCATTGGCGGCGGGGTTGCTGTTGAGTTTTAGAGCAGAGGCCGTCTTCGCTACGCTGCAAGATAAAAGATTATACAAAATGTATTCATTTCTTGCGTTTGGAAAAGTTCCGCGTTTCTACAAAGTCCTTACAGATAATCAAAACCGTATCCTAGCTAATGAGATGCTTCCAGGCATTGAATTAAAAATACGTCCTACTGATAATATCTCAAGACTACCAAAACAAAACAATTTACTTTCAAGGCTAAATCGAATAGATGTCGAAAGAAAAAAATAAAGACCCTCTACAAATAGCTAAAGACCTATTCAAAAAATATGGGGAGCATTTAGTTAAGACGGGCACAGAGATTATAGCCAAGCCAACAAAACTCGTTTCTGTCTCGCCTATTATAGATATTAATATTGGAGGAGGAATTCCCGAAGGCTCAGTCGTATTGCTGGCAGGAGATGAAAAGTGCGGTAAGACAGTGACGGCTTTGCAGATTTGTAGAAATGCTCAGAAGCAACAGCGCAATATTCACTATCTAAATATAGAACATAGATTAAAAAGACGCGACTTAGAAGGCATAGCCGGACTAGACAGTGACGCAATTCATGTTTACGGGTCGTTTAAAGAGGATGACGAAGATGGAAATGTCGTTGCCAGCAAACTATTGACGGGCGAAGAATGGCTATCAATTGCTGAACACTGTCTACATAATGACCCCGGTTGCATCGTTGTTATAGACTCAATATCTCAATTAGTCACAGAAAAAGAAATTAATGCAAATATTGGCGATGTCGTTGGCGATGGAGCATATCGTCTGATGTCACAATTTATTAAACGTATGGCCCCTGTACTAAGCGTAAACGATTGTATTCTGATTGGAATCCAACATATGATTGCCAACACAAGGGCTAGGCCAGGACAAAAATCCAAAGGGCGTAGCGGTGGACGTAAAATACGTTACGCGGTTGATGTAGACCTAGAGTGTAGATATATTTCTCCATGGACTGTAGGAGGAGATGATGACGCCGAACAAATCGGACAAGACATTCATTGGATAACTCGCTCCACTGCCATACTACCACCTGGAAGACGTTTTACTTCAAAGCTGAGATATGGCATTGGCATAGATGATTTAGCAGAATTATTTGAACTTGGCAAAGCGCTTGGATTTATTGCAGGAAAAGGATGGTACACTTTAGATTACATGCGTAATCATGAAGATATCCTTGGGATAAAATGGGAAGAAAAACAAGACAAAAAAACCAAGGAATTTAAGCCCACCCCCGAGGTGTCTAAATTGGTAAAAGCACAGGGACAAGAAAAGATTCTATCGCTGTTGAGAGAAAATCCAAAATATATCGAATGTCTTAAGTCAGATGTATATGATATGTTAGGTTGTTAAATTGAAAGTTGTTGATTTTAGTGGCCGCTCATATAATTTTCCACCAGCGGGGCATGTACCCGACTTGGACGATGGACGGCCTCGTAGCCAATGGCACCTCGGAGCGCGTAGCTTATTAAGGCAGATGTATCCAACGCAGCGCATATTAGAAGAAGTTCCGCTTCCAGGCACTAGATTATTTGCTGATTTTTATATTCCTGACCGTCAAATAATTATAGAAGTACACGGCAGACAGCACTATGAATTTGTCGCACATTTTCACGGAAGTCGAATGGGTTTTTTGCAATCAAAGGCAAATGACGACCTCAAAAGAGAATGGTGTGTTCTCAATAATATCCAACTAATAGTATTACCATATGACAAAAAAGATGACTGGCGAACCTATATCGAAGAAGATTGACGAAGACTGGTCTAAGGTCGAAGAGGCTTTGCAGCAGTTCGAAAAACGCATAGGTCTAGGCGGACTAGAGCCTAGTGCTGTTACCAATCTGCTCACACTTACCCCAGCCGCACTAAATAAAATGTCTGTGGAGGACTGTGCAGAGGGTGCGCTGCTGCTATCGCAAGAGGCAACCTATATACAATCACAACTGAATATGTTACAATCAAAAATGGATTGGTGTAAGCGGCGAATTGACAAAATAATTGCGCCGATTATTCGTTCTCAGCTACAAAGATACATGGACGCATCATACAAAAGGGCCTTGGCTATTAAAGAAGATGACGTTGCAGACAGACTGCAAGCAGTATATGACGAGACGGCAAGCTACCATTCTCGTTTATCATATTTACCGACAAGCCTTAGAAGCCAAGCCGATAAACTTAGTAAATATCAAGAAACAAAAAGAGGTCAGAATTATGGCTAAGGTAGAAGATATACTAAAGACAGCCGTGGAAACTGAAGATTGGCTATTGGCCTGCAATCTATACACACAAATGACGGGCAAGCCTTTGTCTCCTCCGTCATTATTAAAGCTCGATGCAAATTTTGAGGATGAAATCCCCGAAGAAGAATCTTGCTATAAGACAGGGGATATAGTTCTATATCAATCACCCTCCGGAAAAAAACCTCGGGAGTGCGAGGTGTTAGAGGTCATAGACAGCGGCGGTTTCGAGTCCTACGTTATTAAGATGAAACAGAATGGACGAAAATACACCGTAAACGTGGAAGAAATATCTGTAGATGCATCAGAAGAAATTCCAGCGGAAGAACCAAAAACAAATGAAGCTGAAAACTTCATGGCTCCTACACGCGACACGAATCGGGACTCACAAACAAATGGAGATGGTGGAATGCAAATGAAGTCGCAGCCCATATCTGCACCCAAAGCAAAAGAGTATATTGGTGTAGCAACACAACCATTTGAAGATACATTGACTGACGGATTGGTTGACGAACAAGGCAACTCTCTCCTCCAAACTGAATCGCAGCGTGAATCCAGAAAAGCCCCCGTACGAGGCAAGCGCTCAACCAGAATTACGGTTGAGTGTTCGATTTGCGAAAATACTTTCTCAATAGCTCCATCTTTAGCAATTGGATATGTTAAAGATAGACCAGGAACCCCGATGTCGGAAAAACAAAATACATACAAATGCAATGACTGCAATAGCCGCAAAGGGCGTGCTAAACAAGTCAGAGAAAATCGTGATAACCAATTAGTGAGAAAACGACGTGGATGAAATCTCTCAAACCAATATAGACCTTGCCGCTGAAAGGTCTGTGTTGGCCGGTTTGTACTCATATGGGCTAGACGCATATCTTGATGTCGCGCCAATGCTTAGCCCCCTTTCTTTTACAGACAGGTCAAATCAAGCTGTGTATAAATGCTTTCAACATTTATTCGATGAGAAAAAAGTCAAGCAGCTCGATGAATCATCTTTCTTTGCTGTAGCTAAAGAATTGGGATATACTTGGCTGATTGAAAAACGAGAGGAAATCAATCATATCAAAAGTATTTTTAACACACATATTCTTCTAGATAACATTCCTCTATTTAGTGGTAAAATTCGTCGTTTAGAGATAGCTAGAGATTTACGCAGAGCCATGCAAGATAGCGATACACAGCTATCAGAATTGCAAGGAGATGAAACTGTAGAACATATTCTTGGTATTCCGGAGCGATGTATTTTTGATTTTACGGCACAGTTAGTTCGTGATGGAGGCAATGAGCCTCGTCTCATTAGTGAAGGAATGCGAGAACATATCATACATCGAATGGATAATCCTGTAGAACAAGTAGGACTACCTTCTCCATGGCCAACATATAATGCAGCGATAGGAGGTGGATGGAGAAGAAAAGCGGTGAGCATGATTGGTTCACGTTCAGGCGTAGGCAAAAGTATGTTAGCGGATAATGCTGCCGAACACTTGGCTGAATTACAAGTCCCCACGCTTTACCTAGATACTGAGATGGCTGACGAAGACCATTGGTATCGCGTCGGAGCCAATTTTGCAGATGTAAAAATTAATGAATTGGAGACTGGAAGTGCGGGCAAAGACCCAGATAAACGTCAACGGGTTATGGAAATGCTAAAACGTGTTGAAGGAGCCCCTTTTCATTATTTGAATGTATCAGGCAATGCATTCGAGGAGACTCTTGCCATTATTCGTCGTTGGATACATAAAGAGGTGGGCTTCAATGAAGATGGAAGAACCAAGGATTGTTGTATTATATATGATTATGTTAAATTAATGAGTGGAGAGGACTTAAAGTTTAATGTACAAGAATATCAAATCCTTGGCTTTATGATGACTTCACTACATAATTTGGCAGTCAGAAATGATGTTCCAATTTTTTCTTTAATTCAATTAAATCGTGACGGTCTGGATAAAGAAGACGCTAGTGTCGTAGCAGGCTCTGACAGAGTGATGTGGCTCACTACTAACTTTGCTATTTATAAACCAAAGAGCGATGAGGAAATTCAATCTGGAGGGTTAGAAGATGGAACACATAAGCTGGTAGTTATAAAGCAGAGACATGGGCCTGGAATGTCACGCGGCGACTATATCAATATGCATATGGATGGATATAAAGCCCGTGTTACGGAAGGCAAAAGTAAATACCAATTACAAAAAGAACGCGAAAACGCTGAAGCAATAAACCCACAGCCGGATGAAGTTGACGATTGCCCAGACATCCCCTTTGGTGATACAGATGAAAAAGAAAGAACAGAAGAACAACCCATACTTTGACTATGATTTGATTTTTGAATTGTCAGATATGGGTTGCTTGAGCATTGAAGAATTAATGACGGCGCTAGATGTAGATTATCGGCGTAACGGCAAGATGTTGGTTGGTACATGTCCGATACATGGAGGAGACAATCCTTCTGCCTGGAACTTTTATCCAGAGGGCGAAGATATGCGAGGGTTTTGGAAGTGCCGTACACATCATTGTGAGAAAAAACAAAACAGCAATGGAAAAGTTTTATATGGGCCGACACTGGCTGGATTTATCCGAGGGGTATTATCATTTCGTAATAATAGATATGTCTCTTATCAAGACTCTGTAGATTGGTTAGTAAAATTCTTGGGATATAACTCTCTTGATGAAATACAAAAACCTTCCCCAGAAGCATCCGAACGACGACAATATGCCGCTTCATTACGCAGAATAAATTTGGTGCCTAAACAGTCTAACACAGGATGGAGCCGTGCGAAATTACGTTCAACCATACAAATCCCATCATCCTATTATCTCGAACGAGGATATTCGGAAAAAATACTTGACAAATACGATGTAGGATTATATAATAAAGAGAATAGGGCTGTCGTGCCAGTCTATGATGATAAATATCATGCCGTCGCCGGATTCTTAGGGCGCTCTATCTTTGAACAATGCAATAAATGTAAGTTATGGCATAGTCCTGAATCTCAATGCCCCGACACAGATATTCAAGTTAAGAAGGCAGCGAAATGGCTAAACAGCGATGGCTTTGAAACGGCAAACTACCTATACAATTATTGGTTTGCTTTGGAACATATTAGGTCATCTACCGTCGCTGCTTTAGTTGAAGGTGCTGGGGATGTGTGGAGACTAGAAGAGAATAATATTTCTATTGGACTCGGCATTTTTGGAACAGAACTTACAGAACAACAACGGGTCTTACTAGATAGGTCTGGAGCGTTATCGTT